ACGGAATGTCATTAGTAGAAATAGGACAATTATTCGATAAGACACACGCTACTATAATCAACGGAATAAAGAAACACTACGACTATAATCGATACAAAGACGAAATGTACGAACATAACGTAAAAGAATATCGTGAAATATTCTACGAACCAAAGAAGATTCACGTTGACTTGATAGAAAAAGACGAAAAGAAATACAACGGTAGTCAGTTAATCACCGATATTTTAGAGTGCAAAAACACTACTGAACTACAGGATATAAAGCGCAAATTGTTAAACGAAGAATATTTATTTACTGAAGCAACTTTATATAAGTAAATATCGTTATATTTGCAGACAGTCCCATCTCACATTATAGGACTTAAAGAAGTTATTAGCCTTTTAAATGAATGCGAAGTGAGATGCGCAGGATTTTAAGAGGCTTTTTTATTTACTAAAAATTAAAAATATGATTACAAATAATCAATATCATACGCATTTAAAATGCTATTTGATGTATAATGTATTAAAAGTTAAAACTGGTTATCCAATTTCTAAAGAAAATATAAATCTTATAGATGCATTAATGAATATTAGATTTCATTTTCCTATTAGTGAATGCGAAGGTGTTTATAAAATTATTTTTGAAGATGGCTCTTATTATATTGGTAAATCAAAAAATATAATTAAAAGAATTTGGGAGCATATTTGCGAAACTGAAAATTTAAAATATAATTTAGAATTTTATTCAAAATTAAAAACTGAGTTAAATAATGATGTTATTGTTTTAAAATTGTCAAATAATACATTTGATGAATATAAAATGCTCGAATTGAATCTTTCTACTGATTTTAATTACTGTTATAATAAAATTAAAAATTCAAGAAATGAGCGGTTGGATTAAGTTGCATAGGTCTTTAAAAGATTGGGAATGGTATGATGACCATAGCGCAACACGTTTGTTAATTCACTTATTAGTTTCAGTTAATCACGAAGATAAAACTTGGAAAGGTCAAGATTTAAAAGCGGGACAATTAGTTACAAGTTGGGAGAATTTATCTAAAGAAACTGGTCTTTCAGTTAAGCAATTAAGAGTAGCTATGACCAAGTTAGAAGCATCTCAAGAAGTGACACGCTACGCGACAAACAAATGGCAAGTTGTAAGCCTTGTAAAATGGGAGAAATTGCAAGGTTGTGAACCTAAAGAGGGCAAACAAAAGGGCAGTCAAAGGGCAACAACTAAAGAATATAAAGAAAATAAGAAAGAAATATATATACCTGAATATTCTGAATTTTTAGCTTATGCTTTAACACAATCTCCAAATATTGACAAAGAACATCTACGACTTAAATATGATAGTTGGGTAGTAAATGATTGGAAAGATGGTAATGATAAAAAAATAGTAAATTGGAAAAGTAAATTAAATAATACTTTACCACACATAAAGAAAATAGAGATTAAACAAATACCGCAAATTTGGGAATGATGTATAAAAGACTACAAGAAGTTTCAGGTGAATTACTTGATATTAAACAGCAAAAAGATGTTAAAGGTAAATCGGTAGGTTGGGACTTTAGCTTACTACCTTACACAATAAAAGAAGGATGTACGACTTACATAGGTTCTGCTCCAGCTTCAGGTAAAACCGAATTATGGTTTGAGTTCTTAATTAATCTTTCGTGTTTACATAGTTGGAATCACGTTATATTTTCTCCTGAAACAGGTTCAAGTGCTGAGATATACGCGGAACTTTGCCATAAGTATATGGGTAAACCATACAAAGACTTAACAATAGGCGAACAAGTAAGCGCAGAAATGTTCGTTAACCAACATTTTATTGTGATTGACCCAATAGACGAAGACCTAACAATAGACGAATTTTACAAATTAGTAGATGAGATTGAACGAAAGGAAGATATTATTATACACACTACTACTATTGACCCTTGGAATGAGTTAACTGAGAAGTTCGAAGTAGCAGATTTAGGGCGTGAAGATAAATACTTGAGTAGAATTTTAGGATTTGTAAGAAAGAACGCACGTAAAACAGGAAGACACAACTGCGTAATCAATCACGTAAGAGACCAACCAATGCAAACAGCTAAAACAATAGCGGGAAATGAGATAAGTTATTTTCCTATTCCAAGTGCGCGTGATTTCGCTGGTGGTCAAGTATGGTTTAGAAAAGGTTTAAGTGTGTTAATCCCTTGGAGACCACCTTATGGTTTAATGGATAGTGAAGGTAGAGGAGCAGAAAAAAACGAAGTACATTTGAAAGTTGCTAAAAGTAAACCGAAAGGAGTGTCAATAAATGGAGTTTATAAATTATATTTGGATGTTGAAAAATACCAATACTATATGATAGATGACTTCGGTAATAAAGTGTATGCGAACAGGAATAGACCACAACCTACTCAAACACGAATACCACAAACTGAAGGATTAATGTCAACAAGTGAAAAACTAAAACAACTAAACAAATAAATGGAAGATTTAAAACTACTAAAGACAAGTGTCCAGTTAGGCGCATTATACGCTAAAGTAAGCCTATCATTAGACGAAATAAAAAAGAATCACCCAAATAGAGAAGACCTAATAACTTCTATGTCTAAAAGTCTACAAGACATTCAAGAAATACACGAATGCTTTAAAGAGTTAGAAGAAGATTATAGAACTACGGTAAAGGCTTTATTTAGGCTTCAGTACGTAAACTTAGACCTGAAAAATAAGGTTCAAGACTTACAAAACGAAATAAAATTTAAGGATATAGACTTATGAAAATATTAAATTTATACGCTTGTTTAGGCGGTAATCGCTACAAGTGGGACGAAGTAGCAGACAATTTAGAAATAACAGCAGTAGAATTAGACCCAGAAGCTGCACGTTTATACCAAGAAAGATTCCCAAATGATAAGGTAATTGTAGCAGATGCACACCAATATTTATTAGACCATTACAAAGAGTTCGATTTTATTTGGAGTTCTCCTCCTTGTCCTACTCATTCAAAGGTTCGATTTACTCAAAAGAACCAAGATTTTTATATTCCGGAATATCCTAATATGATGCTATATCAAGAAATTATTTTTCTTAAACATCATTTTGAGGGTAAATATTGTGTTGAAAATGTTATTCCATATTATGAGCCATTAATACCCGGACAAAAAAGAGGTAGGCATTTATATTGGACTAACTTTTTATTGCCAAATAATATTGCTGAAAGAAGTATGAAAGGCGTTATGTGTGGTCAGTCAACTGATGAACTACGAAAACTTTGTGATTTTCATCAATACGATTTTTATCAATATAAAGGCGAACAGAGTAAAACTAAAATGGCTCGTAATTTAGTAGATTTTGAAGTTGGTAAAACAATTCTTGAAACAGCTTTGAATATTTACAAAAAGACGAATATAAACCAAACATCAATCTTTGACTATGAAGTGTAAGAACTGCAAACAACCATTTGAACCTATACGCTTTTTACAAAAATATTGCCTAAAAGAAGAGTGTGTTCGTGTTTGGGTAGAATCCGAAAAGACGAAACAATGGAAAAAAACTAAAGCCAAAATGAAAAACGATTTACTAACTATTCAAGACTACATAAAATTAGCACAGCAGACTTTCAACAAGTACATAAACCTACGAGATAAAAAATTACCTTGTATAAGTTGCGGAAAATCAATTACAGGACGCGTAAACGCTTCGCATTACTTTAATGCTAATAACCATTGGAATGTTCGTTTTAATGAGTTTAACGTGCATAGCAGTTGTATTACGTGCAACCAATATTTGAGTGGTAATTTAATAGAATATCGCAAGGGATTAATTAACAAGATAGGAGAAGAACAATTAACACTTTTGGAACTGGAAGCTAACAAAACACGAAAGTTCACAATAGAAGAACTAAAAGAAATAATTAACACCTACAAAAAAAAGATAAAACAATATGAAGCACAATAGCGATTTTAGATACGACTTAGAAATAGGTTTAAACTTCGAAACTCAACTTTACGAGATGCTTGGTAAGAAGATAGAAGTAAAACGAGATATGCAATGTTTAGAAACAGGAAACATATTTGTAGAATACGAAAGCCGAAATAAGCCTTCAGGAATAGCCACAAGCGAAGCTGACTACTATTGCTACTTCTTAAATGAGAAACGCTGTGTAATCGTAGAAAAAGACGAATTAAAGCAAATGTGTCGTAAATATATTAAGACTACTCACGATGTATTAGGTGGTGATTCTAACACAAGTAAAGGAATTTTACTTCCATTGAAAGATTTTTTCTAAAAATATATTGTAATATAATAATTATACTTATATTTGCTTATAATTTTAATTTAACACCTATGAAAAATTTGTTTAAATCGTTGGCTGAGTTCCAACAAGAAGTGCCTGTAATACACAAGGGTACACAAGGCTACGGATATTCTTATGCAGACCTTCCTAAAATCTTCGAAGTGATTAATCCACTACTACAAAAACACGGATTAGGATTCACTCAAACCCTAAACACTAAAGAAGGTATTACTTACCTATGTACAACAGTATTCCACGTAGAAAGTGGAGAATGTTTAGATTCAATGGTTGAGATTCCTAAAGTACAACTGGCAAAAATGAATGATTATCAGTCGTTTGGTAGTGGTTGTACTTACTATCGTAGGTACTCCATTAGCAGTATGTTATGTTTAGTTACGGACATAGATTCAGATGCTTCAGGAGAACAAGTAAAACACGAACCAAAGAAAGCAAAGATTGATAACACACGTTTTAAAAAAGCAATAGAAGCTATTAAAAACGGAGAATATCAAATAGACCAACTTATAGAGAAGTTCGACTTAGACGATTCTCAATTATCAATTATCAATAAAATATAATATTAAAAGCTATGTATAACACAACAGCAGCACCAATGGCGAAGTACAGTAACCACGTGCAAACAGGTAAAGAGGTAAACAGGGTTTACAAAACAAGTAATTTATCAATTTTTAAACAAATTGATGGTAACAGAGTTCCAAATTTACAACACGTTAAGCGATTAGCTGATTCAATTCGTGTTTATGGAATGAAGTGTAATCCAATTTTAGTTAATGAACGAATGGAAGTAATAGATGGACAACATCGTTTAATGGCTGCCAAAGAAGCTGAATCATTTGTTTATTATATTATTGTGGATGGATATTCATTAAATGAAGTTCATACATTAAACCTTAATCAAAAGAATTGGACTAAAAAAGATTTTATGGAGGGTTACGCTAATATGGGGATAGAATCTTATATTAAGTTAAAAAAGTTTTATGAAATAAATAATGATTATTCATTACCAATATGTATTGCTTTTTGTAATAATACAACTGATAATTCCCACAATAGGCTTGGTGTAAATTCAGAAGTGTTTGATAATGGAACTTGGGTAGGTAGAGATTTTAATGTTGCTCAAGAGTGGTCTAATAAAATACGAATGATTAAACCATATTTTAAATTTTATAATAATAATTCATTTGTTGGTACAATGATTACTTTATTTAAACATAATAATTTTGATTTTAATGAATTTATGCACAAAGTAAGATTACAACCAACAGCATTAGTTATTTGCGCTAATCGTGAGCAATATAAAACATTAATTGAAGATATTTACAATTATAGAAGTAGAAACAAAATAAGCCTTAAATACTAATGAAAATTAGAGCATCACAAATAGGAAAGATAATGGCTACTCCCCGCGAGAAAGGGGAGAGCCTATCAAAGACTGCTAAAACTTATATTCAAGAACTTGTATTAGAACATAAGTACGGTATTAAAAAAGAGTTTTGGTCAAGGTACACGGATAAAGGAAACGAAGTAGAAGAAGAAGCTATTAGTTTCGTTAACGATGTTTTAGATTTAGGATTTATTTACAAGAACGAAGAACGCTTCGAGAATGATTTTATTACAGGAGTCCCTGACGTAAACACGAATGAAATACTTTTAGATGTAAAATGTTCTTGGGATGCTACTACATTTCCATTCTTTGAAACTGAAATACCTACTAAAGACTATTTCTATCAGTTACAGGGGTATATGTGGTTAACAGGTAAAACTGAATCATTACTTTGTTATTGCCTAATAAATACACCTTTCGAGATAGTAGAAGACGAAATAAGAAGGGAACATTGGAAACAGCATAAGATAGACGAAGATTTAGACATCCGTGATTTTGTACAAAAGAAGCATAACTTCGACCACATTCCTAACGAAAGACGAATCAAAGTATTTAAAGTAGAGCGTGACGAAACAGTAATATGGCAAATACAAGAAAAGATAGAGTTAGC